TTGGCGAGTATCGCAACATTGACCGATGGATTGAATAGGACATAATGAAGTAAATATGCTATAATAGTTGTAGATTTACCAGACTGTCTAGGAAGTTTGCAAATAGTAAAGCGATTGCTGTGAAACGTACCAACCATTTCTTTTTGAAAGTCATACAGTTTAAATGGAACTAACCCCTCATCAAGAGAAACAATCATAATATAATTTTGTATGAAGTATAGAGGGTCTTTCATACACCTAGAGTATTCTTCAACTTCTTTTTTTGTCCACTCTTGAGACACGTTTGCCCGTTTGAGGTTTGGATTGCCTAAGTATACTCCTTGTTCAGACATTTTATCTATTCCCATGTATTAAAAAGTTACACGCTATACTTATTCTTGTTGTATCTTTAGAACTTTGTTCTACATTCATAATATAATCCTAATTGTTTTTTATTTCTTTTAAATCGGTTGATAAAAGTAATTTCATATAATGTTTAATAATAAAAGAAGGCACTACATCAAAATTTCCCGAAACCACCATACGTGGCTCTTTACATTTACATTTTGGAACTGAGTGCATCACCCAGCCAGGAAATATTACAAGGTCGCCCTCTTTTGGTTCTATTCGCATATTTGCTTCATCAAATACCAAAGGACTAGAACCTTCTGGAACTTTAACATAATAAACCCAACTCCAAATCTTAGGATAGTGAGCGTGCATTTCTGTGTATTGACCTTCCGTATATGATGCACCCCATACTTCAGCTGGAACAATTTTTAGTGGGAGACTCTCTGAGTTCAAGGTAACATTAATTATATCCCACACAATCTGCATTAATTTGTCAAAGGACTTATTTTCTCTATGCATAAACCAATTGGTCATATTTGCTTTAACATTAGTTTCCATATTCATCTGGTCACCAAGTTTAATAATAGTCGAAACAATGTCTTCGTGAATTTTGTTTCCAACTTTATCTTTTATTTTTTCTAAATGAACGGGAAGTGGGATATTAAAATTGTAGTGGGGTACAGTTTTAAACATGAGGTAACTCATTATCAATATTGCTCATAATATAATCCTAATTGTAAGTTTAAAGTGTTATTTTTCTTTTAACATCTTTTGTAGTTCAGCTGTAGACCCAACATATAATGCATTGTTCACCGTCTTTGGAGCATGGTTTGGCACTTCTTTTAATTTTCGCATTTTCTCTTGGAGTTCTCCAAGTTTTTCTGTAACCTCTGCAACCTGTTTAATGCCATTGAGTGCAACTTCGTAAGTTCTTGGGTGTTCTGATTCCTTTGCAAGTTCTAGAATACCATCAATTGCATCTTGACCACGTTCAATCAGATTGTAAAGATTTTCTCTTTGATATTTATAATCATTGTCAATATCATCACTACTAGTAGCTGGAAGTATTGGGTGTCCATCTCTAGGACTAATACTTTTTTTTTCAATCTTAGTTGATTCGGGAACAATATTTTCTATAACACCTAAAGTTTTGTCAAGTCGCAACGTAGAATCTTTATTCATCTGAACCTGTCACTGGATTAAACTCTTTTGCATCCTCAAAGAAAGACGTAGTTTCACTAAATCCAAAATCATCATCTGCGTCAGCACTTGTTGGATTTGGTGTAACTGTAAGTCTTTGTTCTCTCTTGGGAGAGTTAACTTCCAAGTCAGTGTATTGATCAACTTGTACAGTCTTGATAACCTTACTAGACGTAACAGGGCCATACAAATAAAACTTCGCAGTAAATGAAAGAGTGTATATTAGTGCTCTACGAGTAGTAAAGTCTCCTTGATAGTTATCTTCATACGAAATAGAATTTAATACAATGGGAACATCTCTTTTACTATCCATCGCAACATTATCATTGATTGTCAATGTATAGTCTGGTTGGAAGTATGGAAGAATTTGTTCTACAATTTGTAAGGCATCATCAGATTGTTTTGCCATAACGTATAATTCTATTGCTAAATTATATGGCACAGGCATATACTGTGCGTCTAGTTGTTTAGCGTTTGCACCTTTAACTTTTTTAAATCGTTGAACACGATTTAGTTTACGAGCAGAGTCATATTCTAAGTTTTGAATTTCAAATCCAATACGAGGTAAAGTAATCGCAACTTGTTTTGTTAAGTCTGCATCTTCATTTAATCGTACTAAAAACTTTTCTCTAGGCCCATACGCAAGAGGAACCTTCATAGATTGTAATATATTTCCAGAATTGTCTTTACGAATAAGATTGATGTTGTTAAACATTGTTCCAAATGAAACAATAACCTTTCGTATACTTTCGTGGTAAAATTGAGTTCCTAACATTATGTATTCTCCGTATCCATCATATGATTGTATAATTAAGTATTATAGCAGAATCGTTTGCCAATGCACCACCTGATAAGTTTGTTATACTTACTTTAAATGAACCAGCTACTACTGTATGTATTCGTACTTCAACATCTAAATTAGCATTTGCGATAACTGTAGATGTTGCAAGACACTTATCAGAAGTAACTGCAACATCAGCGTGTACAGCATCATCAGCCAATTCTGCAGCTAAAGTAAGTGTGTGTTTAATCTTAGCATTATTAGATGTAATCGCTCCAGCACTTGATGCAACATCAGAAGCGACTGCTGTATTTCCAGCACTTGCATCTAAAATATTAAGTTCAGCAGCAGTTGAAGTAACACCAGTTAGAGCTGTTGCCTCATCGGCCGTCCCTGTAACATCACCAGTTATATCACCAACAAATGCAGTTGATGTAATACTTGTTGCCCCAGTAACCACACCAGCGTCAATAATTATTGTAGCATCAAGAACAATCTGTTGACCTGCCAATGGTGTAATTAACAAGTCAGTACCAGCAGTTGAACTTAATGTATTGCCATTAAGATTTAGATTATCTATTTGAAGTGCAGTAAGTGTACCAACACTAGTAATATTTGTTTGAGCTGCTTGTGTAACTGTTAAAGCAGTACCAGAAGCGTTACCTGTCACATTACCTGTTAAGTTACCAACAAATGCTGTTGATGTAATACTTGTTCCACCAGTAACTACACCAGCATCAATAACAATAGCTCCATCAAGAACAATCTGTTGTCCAGAAAGTGGCGTAATTAACAAGTCAGTACCAGCAGTTGAACTTATCGTATTACCATTAATATTAAGATTGTCTACTTGTAATGCAGTAAGAGTTCCTACTGAAGTAATATTTGTTTGGGCTGCACCAGTAACAGTTGCAGCAGTTCCAGATGCGTTACCAGTTAATGCACCAACAAATGAACTTGACGTAATACTTGTTGCACCAGTAACTACACCAGCATCAATGATAATAGCACCATCAAGAACAATCTGTTGTCCACTTAATGGCGTAATTAATAAATCAGTACCAGCAGTTGAACTTAATGTATTACCATTTATATTAAGATTATCTACTTGTAATGCTGTTAATGTTCCTACTGAAGTAATAGCAGTCTGAGCAGCACCAGTAACAGTTGCGGCTGTACCAGATGCGTTTCCAGTTACGTTACCTGTTAACGCACCAGCAAATAATGTTGCAGTTAACAAACCACTACTACTATTAAAAGTTAAATTAGAACCACTCTTTGGCGGTAAATCGCCTGTTGCCGCAGTTGTAAATAATGGGAAACAAGTAGTATCACTTGACTCATCTGCTACTGTAACAGCAGTACCAACAGATGCTAAAGCAACTGCGATATTTCCTGTTCCATCAAATGATGTACCACCAATAGTTCTTGCGTTTGCTAATGCAGTTGCCGTTGCAGATAGTGCTACAGCAATATTTGCAGAACCATTAAATGATGTACCGCCAATTGTTCTGGCCGTTGCGAGTGCAGTTGCGGTATCTGCATTGCCTGTAACATCACCAGTTATATCACCAACAAATGCTGTTGATGTAATACTTGTTGCACCAGTAACTACACCAGCATCTATTACTATTGTACCATCAAGAACAATTTGTTGTCCTGATACTGGAGAAATTGTTAAGTCTGTGCCAGCCGTACTGGTAATTGCATTACCATTAATATTGATATTATCAACTTGAAGTGCAGTTAGTGTTCCCACTGAAGTAATTGCAGTTTGGGCAGCTGTAGCAAGAGCGCCAGTAATTGTCCCTGTTGTTGTTAGATT